AGAAAAGGCAACCAAGGAATTTGGTTTACAGATAGGACAAGCGATACAATATGAGTGGTTTAGAAAAGATTCTAATGGATGTAGATACTACAGCCAATGGAGAGACTTCAACAGATTAAGACTTTACGCTAGAGGGGAGCAGTCTGTAGCTAAGTATAAAAATGAATTAGCTGTTGATGGTGATCTTTCATATTTAAACTTAGATTGGACTCCAGTTCCTATTCTTCCGAAATTTGTGGACATAGTTGTCAATGGTATGCAAGATAGGCTGTTTAAGGTAAAAGCCTATGCACAAGATGCCTTGTCTCAAGCTAAAAGAAGCAAGTACCAAGACATGATTGAGGGTCAGATGGCCGCCAAAAACATCTTAACAACAGTACAAGAAAATACAGGATTTGATCCTTTTATAATGAATCCAGATGAGCTTCCTGCTACAGATGAGGAGCTTTCACTATACATGAACCTCAATTATAAGCCCGCTATAGAGATAGCAGAAGAAGAGGCGATTGACACTATGTTTTCCGAAAACCATTATGAAGATACTCGTAAGCGTATAGATTATGATCAAATGGTTGTAGGGGTTGGTATGGCAAAACATGAGTTTTTGCCCGGCAGCGGTGTAAAGGTTTCATATGTAGACCCTGCTAATGTAGTTTATAGTTATACAGAGGATCCATTTTTTAAAGATTGTTTTTATTGGGGAGAAATAAAAACCGTTTCAATCACTGAATTGAATAAAATTGACCCTACTTTAACCACTGAAGATTTAGAACAAATATCTCAATATAGCCAAAGCTGGTATGATTATTTTAACACAGCTCAATATTATGAGAATGATATATTTTATCGAGACACTTGTACGCTAATGTATTTTAATTACAAGACAACCAAAAAGATGGTCTATAAGAAAAAGATCAATGATAATGGGTCGTCTCGTATGATTGAAAAAGATGATTCTTTCAATCCCCCAGAAGAAATGCTTGAAGAAGGCAACTTTGAAAAGATTGAAAAAACTATTGATGTTTGGTATGACGGAGTTATGGTTATGGGAACAAACATTATATTAAAATGGGAGCTTGCCAAAAACATGGTTAGACCCAAGTCATCTTCTCAACACGCTATGCCTAATTATGTAGCAGCTGCACCAAGAATGTACAAAGGTGTGATAGAGTCTTTGGTAAGAAGAATGATACCATTTGCTGATTTAATTCAAATGACGCACTTAAAACTTCAGCAAGTTATTGCTAGAACAGTACCGGATGGTGTATATATTGACGCCGATGGATTAAATGAAGTTGATTTAGGTACAGGAGCAGCGTATAATCCTGAAGACGCATTGAGATTATATTTCCAAACGGGTAGTGTAATTGGTAGAAGTTATACCCAAGAAGGTGAGTTTAACCAAGGAAGGGTTCCTATTCAACAACTAACTAGCAACTCAGGTGCTTCAAAAACACAAATGTTGATTGCTAATTACAACCATTATTTAGACATGATTAGGTCAGTTACTGGTTTAAATGAGGCTAGAGACGGTTCGACGCCTAATCCAGATGCGCTTGTTGGGGTACAAAAATTAGCAGCACTAAGCTCAAATACAGCTACCCGACATATATTAGATGGAAGTCTTTACATATATCGAACCTTAGCGGAAGCGCTAACGTATAGGGTAGCTGATATTTTAGAGTATTCTGATTTTAAAGACGACTTTATAAACAAGATTGGAAAATACAATGTTAGTATATTGGGAGAGATATCTGAGCTGTATTTATATGATTTTGGGGTGTTTATTGAACTTTCGCCTGATGAAGAACAAAAAGCAATGTTAGAGCAGAATATTCAAATGGCTCTATCAAAAGGAGATATTAATCTAGAGGACGCTATAGACATCCGTGAAATAAAAAACATAAAGTTAGCTAATCAACTACTGAAAGTAAAAAGAAAAGCTAAGCAAGAGCAAGACGAACAAAGGGAGATGCAAAAGCAAGCTATGATTTCTCAACAACAGTTAAAGTCACAAGAGCTTGCTGCACAAGTAGCAGTTCAAAAAATTGAATTAGAAACTCAAGGTAAATTAAAATACAAACAAGGCGAGATGCAGCTTGAAATTGAGCGAAACAAAGCAGAAGCCCAGCTCAAAAGCCAGCTGATGGAGCAGGAGTTTCAATATAATTTACGACTTAGAAACATGGATGGAATGGCATTAGCACAAAGAGAAGAGTCTCGCGAAAAAGCCAAAAGCCAAAGGATAAGTCAGCAAAACAGTGAACAATCAAAACTAATCAATCAAAGAAAAAACAACTTACCTCCACAAAACTTTGAGTCAAATGAAGACAGTTTAGATGGTTTTGATCTTGCCGAGTTTGAGCCCAGATAGGCCAAAAAACATATATTTTTTTTATATAACTTTGTAAAATAAAATCTAATTTAAATCTAATGGAAATCAAAGTAAGAGAGCTTACTGATGTTGAAGAGAAATCAGTACAAGAAGTTGAACAAGAATTACTCGACAAACATCAAGCCCAACAAGAATTAAAGTTTGAAGAGACTTCAAACAAAGATTCTAAAGAAGAGCCTGTCGTAGAACAGGAAGATAAATCTCAAGCGCAGGAGACAACTGAAGAAGCTAGTGAAAAAGTAGAGGAGCCAGTTGAAGAAACTCCACAGCCAAAAGAATTATCTGAAGAAGAAGTTCTTTCGTTTATTGGAAGTAGATATGGTAAGGAAATTAATTCTATTGATGAATTAATTAGCGCAAGAGAAGAGGCACCTAAATTGCCTGAAGATGTTGCGGCTTACTTTAAATATAAAAAAGAAACGGGACGAAGTTTAGAAGATTTTGTTAGATTACAAAAAGATTATTCTAATCTTAATTCCGATGCTTTGGTAAGAGAGTATTTAACAATTACTGAGGAAGGTTTAGATCCGGAAGATATTAATTCTCTAATGGAGGACTATGAATATGATGAGGAAGTAGACGATGAATCAGTAATCAAGAAAACTAAATTAGCAAAGAAAAAAATTATTGCTAAAGCAAAAAGATTTTTTAAGGATCAACAAGAACAATACAAGGTTCCTCTTGAGTCAAGAGAAAACTCGTTCAATGATACTGAAGAATATAAGGCTTATAAGCAATATGTTCAATCGGCTCAAAGTCAACAGGAAGAAGCAAAACGCAAAGGCGAATACTTTGTTAAAAAAACAGATGAGGTATTCAATAATGAATTTAAAGGTTTTAAGTTCAATTTAGACGAAAGCGAGGTATACTTTTCACCTGGAAGTGCTTCTGAATTGAAAAAGATGCAAGAAACTCCAATGAATTTTGTAAAAAAGTTTTTGGATGATCAAGGTCTTTTAAAAGATGCAGAAGGATATCACAGATCTTTAGCTATCGCAATGAACCCTGATAAATTTGCTCGATTTTTTTATGAGCAAGGAAAGTCAAGTGCAACAGAAGATGTTATGCGTAAGACAAAAAATATAAACATGTCTGAGCGTTCTTCTCCTGAAACAGTTGTAAAATCTGGGTTCCAAGTAAAATCAGTTTCATCGCCATCAAGCAGTGGACTGAGAATTAAAAGTATAAAAAGAACTTAGTATTAATTTTAAAAATTTATTATTATGCCTGGACAAGTAAAATCCACACCGACGTTTTCGCTAACGCCAAGCTCGGAAAGGACGCCCACAGCACAGAATTATTTAACAAATGCAGATTTTAATTTCTTAAATCAATATTTACCTGACACTTATGAAAAAGAATTTGAGCGTTATGGTAACAGAACTATTTCTTCTTTCCTACGTATGGTAGGAGCTGAAATGCCTACTAACTCTGACCTTATCAAATGGGCAGAGCAAGGTAGATTACACACTAAATACACATCAGTTGGATGCGCAGCAGGTCAGACTAATGCTGATCAAGTTGTATTTCAGGTTAATGACACATTAGATCCAACTGCTGCAGAGCAAGTTATTAGAGTTGGTCAAACTATCGTTGTTGTAAAAAATGATGGGTCTGGATCAAACAAAGCAGTCGTAAGTGCTGTTGATAACGCTGCCGGTGGTAGAGGTAGGTTTACAGCCGACTTTTATGAAGCTGCTGGATTTACTGGTGGCTCTGGTATTGGAAATGCGGATGTAACAGTATTTATCTATGGATCAGAATTTAAAAAAGGAACTGCTGGGATGCAAGGTTCACTTGAGTCTAACGACTTTATCTTCAGTAATAAGCCTATTATCATTAAAGATACTTATAATGTAAATGGATCTGATATGGCTCAAATTGGTTGGATTGAAATCACAACTGAAGATGGTGGAACTGGATATCTATGGTATCTAAAATCAGAGCACGAAACAAGATTACGTTTTGACGACTATCTAGAAACTGCTATGATTGAAGCTGTACCTGCAGAGCAAAACTCGGGAGCTGCCGCAATTTTAGGTAGTTCAGGAGCTGCAGCAGATCCTGGAGCTGGATCAGATGGTATTTTCTATGCTGTTCAACAAAGAGGTAACATCTGGGACGGTGGAAACCCAACAGTGTTAGCTGACTTTGATAATGTAATCAGTCGTCTTGACAAGCAAGGAGCGATTGAAGAAAATGTATTATTTGTAGACAGACAGTTTGCTTTTGACATTGATGATATGTTAGCAGCACAAAATGCTTATGGAGCAGGTGGTACATCTTACGGATTGTTTGACAATGATGAAGAAATGGCTTTAAATTTAGGTTTCTCTGGTTTCCGTAGAGGATATGACTTCTACAAAACAGACTGGAAATACTTAAATGATCCTACAATGAGAGGTGGATTACCTACAGGTGCAGGTTCAGGACGTGTAAACGGACTT